TTAGGGACGAATCGGCTTACCGAGGTGTGCCAGAACCCCGAATTCACACAAAACTTAATGATTACCCCTCTTATGGCGAGCAAATGATTAAATTCTGCGAGGAAATCGGCTTTACTTTGATGCCTTGGCAACAATGGCTGGCCCACCATACTTTAAAATACAAACCCGATGGCCGTTGGTGTCATCCAGTAGTGACCCTTTTATGCGCGAGACAACAGGGGAAATCTACCTTTATGGCGCTTCAAATCCTATTCAGAATCTATGTGTTAGAGGAAAAGCTGCAAGTTCATACTGCTCATAAACTAACTACTTCAGCAGAACTATTCTATAAAATATATGGGATTATTGAACAGAACCCTAGGCTAGCTTCTGAATTTACTAAGAAGCTGGAAAGTAAGGGATTTCAAGAGCTTCAATTTACTAAAGGTCGCCGTTATATCGTCAGAGCCAATAACTCGGCTGGTAGAGGCATCGCAGCCCCTGAAACGATACACCTAGACGAAGCTAGAGAGTATAAAGATGAAGATGTCTGGTCTGCCTTGCGTTATACGCAAATGGCTTCAGCCAATCCTCAAATATGGGTTTATTCAAACGCTGGAGATCAACACAGCATAGTTCTAAATAAACTTAGGGAAAGAGCAATGGCTGCAATCTTCGGTGGCAATGATGATATTGGCTGGTTTGAATGGTCAGCCCCCATTGGTATTAAATTCGATAACTCGCCAGCCTTCTGGCTAGGTGTCTGCCAAGCTAATCCATCACTTGGCATAACAGTTCATCCAGATAACATTCGCGCCGTATTGTCAGACCCCGAAGATATTGTGCGCACAGAAGTCTTATGTCAATGGGTCGATACCATCAATCCAGTTATCAATCCGTCTCAGTGGGAGAGTTGCAAAGTTGAGGGACTTCGACTCAACCCTGAATCTGATACTTGGTTGGCTATTGATCTAAGCCCTAGTAGAAAAGAAGCGGCGCTAGTTGCTAGCCAAAGACTTGAGGGCGATAAGTTCCAAGTCATATTGCTTCAGACTTGGCATAACCCTGCCAATCTAGATGATAAAGCAATGGCTAACGATGTAGCAGAATGGGTGCGAAAGTATCCAGTTCAATTGGTTGCCTATTCAGCCAGAACCGCCTCGGCAGTTGCTGCGCGATTAGCTCCTGCTGGTATTAGGGTTGAGCCAATAGATGGCCTTGACTATGCACAAAGCTGCGATGAGTTACTGGGAGCAATCTCATCTCAGCGGTTGGCTCACTCGGGACAAGATGAGCTGACAAAGCAATGCCTATCCGCCGTCAAGCTACCCTTTGGAGACGGCGGCTGGGTAATGGGTCGCAAGGTAAGTAATACGACAATCTGCGGAGCAATTGCTTCAGCCTTAGCAACACACTATGCAACTATGTCTGAAAGTAGCGTAGATATCCAAATAGTGTAAGTCGGTTCATTTACAATGTAAGTAATGGGTGCTATAAGAGATTTCCTATTTCCAGCAGTTGAGGCCAAGCGCCCTATTGCCGTTACTGATGTTCAAGCAGCTCTAACACCAGTTCAAATTTCAGATTCAGTTTATAATATCCTTGGCGGTGCAACTAATACCACTCGCCAATTAGCAATGAGCGTTCCATCCGTTGCAAGAGCTCGCAATATCATATGCGGAACTATTGGCTCATTACCTTTAACAACTTTTAATCGCATCACTGGCCAGTATGTTGATCCACACAGAGTTATTAATCAGCCAGACCCAAGAGTTGCAGGATTCGTAATCTATTGCTGGCTTGCAGAAGATATCTGGCTATATGGCGCTGGTTATGGTCAAGTGCTTGAGATGTATAGCGCAACCGATGGCGGACGCGTCAGAGCTTGGACTCGCGTAAGTCCAGACCGCGTTACAGTTGATACAGATTTCCTCAATACCACAATTACTGGCTACAAAGTTGATGGTAAAGCAGTTCCGCTTATTGGCGTAGGTTCAATTATAAGATTTGATGGCGGCGATGAAGGCTTCTTGCATCGCGCTGGTAAGACAGTAGCTGCAGCAGTTTATCTTGAGAACGCAGCAGTTAATTATGCTAAAGAGCCAGCACCTTCAATGGTATTGAAATCAAATGGCACTAATCTAACTGCCGAAAGAATTTCATCCTTGCTAACTGCTTGGAAAACTGCTCGCCAATCTCGCTCAACTGCTTTCCTAAATGCAGATGTAGAATTACAGCAATTTGGCTTTGATCCTAAATCAATGCAACTTGCCGAGGCGCGTCAATATGTAGCACTAGAATTAGCTCGGGCCTGTGGAATACCTGCCTACTTCTTGAGCGCCGAAACGACTTCTATGACTTACTCAAACGCGGTGTCCGAGCGGCGCTCATTAGTAGATTTCTCACTTCGCCCAATACTTAAGGCAATTGAGGAACGCCTATCATTGCCAGACTTCACACCCAATCCAGTAATGACGCGCTTTGCACTTGATGACTTCCTACGCGGTAACGCGCTAGAGAGAGCTCAAGTTTATGAAATCTTAAACCGCATTGGCGCGATGAGCGTTGAGCAAATTCAGCGAGAGGAAGATTTGATTCCAAATGAAAGTTAATATCCCAATGGTCGTTACAGCGGCCGACACAATTAAGCGCACCATAACTGGAACTATTGTGACTTGGAATGAGCAAGGCAATACTTCAGTTGGCCCAACAGTCTTTGCAGCTGATTCAATCGAAATGAAGCCAGTTAAGTTGCTTCTTGAGCACGACCGCACTCGCCCAATCGGCAAGATGGTCTCTCACAATGTAACTAAGTCTGGCATCGAAGCTACTTTTAAGATTGCCAATACTATGGCTGGAGAAGATGCCCTAGTTGAAGCAACTGAAGGCTTGCGCGATGGATTTAGCGTTGGAGCCCAGATAAACGAATGGACCAATAACAAAGGCATAATGCAGATTACCTCAGCGACCCTAGATGAAGTATCTCTAGTAACTGATCCTGCAATTGATTCTGCTCGCGTAAGCGAAGTAGCAGCTTCTGAGAATGAAGCATCAAAAGAAGATTCTGATTTAGCAACCGCTGATTCAGAGAAACCAAACGAAGGAGACCAAGTGTCTGACACTACTGCTCCTGCTCCTGCCGTTGAAGAAGCGGTTGAAGCAGCTAAAGCAAATATGGTTGAGGCAGCTCGCCCAGCCTTTTACACAGCACCTCGCCTTGAATTTACAAAGGCAAAATATTTAGAAAATAGCGTTCGCGCTAAACTCGGTGATGACGCAGCTCGCCAATATGTTATGGCAGCAGATGACACCACTTCAAATAACGCTGGCTTGATTCCAACTCGTCAGCTAACTGAGATTGTAAATCCTCTCTCAAATGCTGATCGTCCAACAATTGATGCAATTTCTAGAGGAGTTTTACCAGATGCTGGTATGACTTTCGAGATTCCAAAGCTAACAGTAGTTCCAACAGTTGCAGATGTTAATGAAGCTCAACCAGTTGGTGAAACTGGAATGGAGAACAGCTTCATATCAGTTTCAGTCAATAAGTATGCTGGCGGCCAGACTTTTTCAGTAGAATTGCTAGACCGAAGCTCACCAGTATTCTTTGATGAGCTAGTGCGCCAAATGGAGTTTGCTTATGCAAAGGCAACCAATGCTTTCGTTATTGGCGAAGTTGCCAACAACGGAACTCTAAATGCAACAGCAACCACAGAAGATAAAGATGGCTTGCTAACTTTCGTATCAACTGCAGCAGCTGCAGTTTATAAAGCATCACTCGGCTTCGCTCGCAATTTAGTAGTAAGTCCTGAGCAATGGGGCAAGATTATGTCCTACAACGATGCTGGACGCCCTATCTATACTGCATCACAACCACAAAACGCTGGTGGCGTAGTATCGCCACAAAGCATTCGCGGAAATGTATTAGGTCTAGACCTTTATGTAGATCGCGCTTGTGGCGGAACTGGTGGAACTGGCCTTGGAGATTATTCAATGGCCGTAATCAATCCAGATGCTTACACTTGGTATGAATCCAGCCGTTTCCGTCTGCAAACCAATGTGGCTCTTAATGGCCAAATTGAGGTTGCTTACTACGGATATGGAGCACTTGCAACCAAGGTTGCCGCAGGTGCTAACTGGTTCAACAAGAGCTGATAAATCCCTAATAGTGACGGCCAGTCCGCTCCCGAGCTGGCCGCTCACCTAACTGCTTGAAAGGATGACGAGATGCCAACAATAGTTACGGCCACAGAGCTTAGGACGATTCTTGGCGTTTCGTCATCCCTATATAACGATGCTTATCTAAATGATATTGTCGATGCTTCAGAGAACTTAGTTCTTCCAATGCTGGTCACTTTCCAAAGCAAAATAAACAAAGTAAAGCTTGAGAATAATATCGCTTACTTTGAGACCGCAACAATTCAAGAATTTACCGAAGGCCAATCCGTAATAATTACTGGCTGCGGATCACCATTTAATGGCACTCACACAGTAACCGATGACGAAATTTCAGATTATGTATTCACAGTCGCAATCACCAATGCAGATATATTGGAGAAAAATATCATCCCAGCAGGAAACGCTGCGCTCTCTGGACTATCAACCTATGTCGGAAATGCCAATGCTGAAGCTGCAATTCTGGCTATCTCAGTCGAAATATTCCAAGCAAGAACCGCAGCTGGTGGATCAATAGAAGGCGTAGATTTTGCAGTTACCCCTTATCGCTTATCTAAGAATTTACTTGCAAAGGTGACTGGCTTACTCGGCCCTTATCTTGATGTAGAGACGATGGTCGGATAATGCCTAGCACAATTGCTACAGATGTTAGAGGCGCTATAAAGACTGCTCTAGTAGGCGTATCTGCCAATATTTACGACTCGGTTCCTGAAGCGCCAATTGTGCCAGCAATAGTTGTGATTCCAGACTCGCCATATATGGAGCTTGAAGTTCTAGGCAAATCAACAACTAGAGTTAAATTGAATTACACCATAACCGCTTGCGTAGCTTATTTTAGCAATGCAGCAGCTTTAGATAATTTAGAGCAAATGGTCATTAGTATTCTTGGAGCCTTAAATGCTTCCAAGTATGAGTTATCGACAGTCGAAAGACCATCAGTAACCGAAGTAGGAAACACAACCCTACTAGTTTCAGATATCCGCTTGAGCGTCCGCTACGAGCAAACCGCATAGGAGATCAAAATGCCAACCACAGTAATAACTGGGCGCGATGTGAGTTTTACCATTGGGGGTAATAACTTTGACGCTCAAACAACTTCAGCCGTTTTAAGTTGCGAAACAATCATTGAGACTTATCAAACTCTCGATGGTCGCGCTTATAAGTCGGTAGATAAGCAATGGACTTTCACAATTGAACTATTGCAGGACTGGGGAGCAACTGGCTCTCTATTTGAAATTATTTGGGGCGTTGCAGAATCAGCACCAAATACGACAATTTCAACAGTATTCACAGCTGCATCAGGCGCAACTTTTACATTTAATGTTTTGCCAATCTTCCCAACTGCTGGTGGAGCTGCTCCTGGAGCACTCACCGACACTTGGACGATGACAGTTGTTGGGCAACCAGCAGAGTCCTTTACCTAAGAGATCGGAGCATCGGGAGTTATGAAGTCGCAAATAAAAATTGAATATAACTCGGGCGAAGAAGCAACTTATATTGCCCAACCGCCCGAGTATGCCAAATGGGAGAAAGCAACTGGCAAGACGATTGGCGAATTAGGCGGTGTCTGGGACATTATGTTTTTGGCATATAACGCAATGAAACGCGAAGCGGCTGGTAAGCCAGTTAAATCTTTCGAAGTATGGATGGAGACAGTTGCAGATATCGATGTGGTGAATGAAAACCCAAAAGCCACACCGCTGGAAGCCTAAACTATCTTCTGACGCTTCTGGCAATTGAGACGCGGATTCCTAAGCAATATTGGGATGATGCAGAAGATGTCTTGACGGCCTTGGAAATACTAAAGGAGAGAAACGGTGGCAAGTGATCCGATTACTTATGATCGTAGCGAGTTACGCGGTATTCTCAGCGCCTTTAAAGCAATGGATGAGCAAGCAATCCAAGAAGCTAGAACCGAAAGCAATGCCATCGCAACCTACGCAGCTAATCAAATCAAAGTCACCGCGCTCGGACGAACAGTCTCGGGTTCTGGTGTTCGCAGAGTTGCCGAAGGTGTCCGCATCAGCAAATCATCCAAGATTGGCGAATTCTCTTATGGATTTGCATCTCAAAGGTTTTCTGGTGGCGCAACGACGCAGAAGCTCTGGGCAGGACTTGAATTTGGAAGTAACCGCTATCGCCAGTTCCCCAGACGCACTCCCAACAGAGGACGCGGCAATTCTGGCTACTTCATCTACCCGACACTTCGCAAGATTCAGCCTGAATTGATTCGCAAATGGGAAGAAGCTTTTGCTGCAATTGTAAAGAAATGGGGATAACAAATGGCTGGTAATAGAACGCTTAAGTTATCCATCCTTGCAGATGTTGATGATCTAAAGAAAAAGCTTGGCCAAGGTGAAAAAGAAGTTGAAGGCTTTGGCAATAAACTAGGAGAATTTGGAAAGAAGGCTGCTGCCGCTTTTGCCGTTGCTGCTGCTGCCGCAGCTGCTTATGCTGGTAAGTTGCTTATAGATGGCGTTAAAGCAGCTATCGAAGATGAAAAGGCTCAAGTCAAGTTAGCTCAGACTTTAGAGAATACGACTGGCGCTACCAGAGAACAGATAAAAGCAGTAGAGGATCAAATCCTAAAGATGTCTTTGGCTACTGGTATTGCCGATGACAAGTTAAGACCTTCTTTTGAAAAACTAGTAAGAGCTACGAATGATGTTGCTGAAGCTCAAAAACTACAAACCCTAGCGTTAGATATTGCTGCTGGTTCGGGCAAGGATTTAGAAGCAGTCAGCGTAGCCCTTGCTAAGGCTTATGATGGCAACAACACTTCCCTACAGCGTCTTGGCGTAGGACTTTCTGCTGCTGAGTTGAAATCAATGAGCTTTGATGATGTAACTAAATCACTTGCCAAAACTTTTGGCGGCCAAGCCTCAGTTCAAGCAGATACTTTTAGCGGCAAAATGGCGAGGATGCAGGTCGCCTTTGATGAGGCTAAGGAATCTGTGGGCGCTAGATTATTGCCTATCCTGACTCAATTGCTAGATGCTTTCAATACTAAAGTAGGCCCAGCAGTTCAAGCGATACAAGATAAATTAAAACCTTTGACAAAAGCAATCGATGACAATAAAGAGGAATTTACCGCTCTTTGGAATTTTTTAAATAAATATATTGTCCCAATAATGACTGGCGCTTTAAAAACAGCTTTTAGCGGCATAGTAACTGGAATTACTGCGGTAGTTAATATCGTAGGAAAAGCAGTCAATTTCTTTAAAGATTTATATGATGCTTATAAGAAAATTGTAGATTTTATAAAAAATAATCCATTAACTAACCTTCTTGGCAAATTAAATCCTTTTAGCAATTCTAGCTTTGGTGGAGCAGATTTTTCAATTGGCGGCGGTGCTAACGAAGTAGATGAGTTAGGTCGCCCAGTTGTGGTCAAACTTCCTTTCGTTGGCGGCGGGGGTGGTGGCGGTGGCGGCGGTGGCGGCGGCGGTTCTACAGTGCCTAGAGGCGGCACACTTGATGGCGCTAAAGTTTATGAAGTTAATGGCAGAAAGATATTGGTTCCTGCTGGTTTAGATGAGGATGAAGCCCAAGCTTATGCAGAACGAGTAGCTGCATCAATACAAAGAAAAGAAGATTT